TACAGTATCTTCAATTTCTAATCCTTCGTCGTCAACATTTTCACCAAGGAATTCGTTAAAGTTTTCTGCAATCTTTAATTCGTGAATATCTTGGTTCTGTATACGATCAATAAATTTATCAAATAAGAAAGTATCTTGCTTATTCACAACTACGACCTTAACAAACTTGCCAACTAGTTTTTTAACGTCATATGTATTATAATCCATTTTGTCGTCATTGTAAACAATTTTTTCAAATAAAGTATAAGGATTATTTACTTTTTCTATTTCGCGTGTTTCAGTATCAATTACATGAAAATATTTAGGATCATGTGCATCTGACCAAAAGAATTCCAATTGGCTACCTAAATACCATACGTTATCTCTGCGAGATGAACAATGAAAGTGTCCCGATAATACTAATTCAAATCGATCAAATAGTTTATGACTCATACCATGCGCATTTGTTACACCACGCATCATTTCAAATCCATTTAGCTCTAGATGTGAACCAAGCCAATCAGCTTTACATTCACGAATAAAGCTCATTGATGTTTCATAGTTCTCTGCACATATCCATGGCAGCAATGCAATTTTAAGTGACAATATGGATTTCATTCATATAATGGCCTAGACATTCTTTAAGTGAATTTAAATCATTTGTATTTTTATAGTATGTGTCATGGTTACCAGGAATAATATCCATCTTCATACCATTTTCCCTAAGTACATCTAAGAAGTGCTTACGGTTGTGGTTAAGTGCTTTAAAGTTTACAAACTTACGGTGATCATAGTAATCACCAAGATGCAGAATTTGTTCAATATTATTTTCCTTACAATAAGGGAAAAATACATTTGAATAAAAGTCTGCTGAATTTTTTAAAAAGATCTCTGACGAATTACGAATTCCGCAATGTGTGTCATTCAGTACTGCTATTTTCATCTGGGGCTTTTCTCAATATAACATAGGTGTCATGGATAATCCATTCTAATGAATCACCAACACTCCAACCTGTTTTTTCCATAATCTCTTCTGGGAAATCAATTACTAAATCATTATCTTCTTCTTTTACCTCAATCTTATAGACTACAGCCGTCATGCCATAAACTCCGTAAGGTCAGAATCTGCTAACTTAGTTTTTCTTTTTCTTTTTTCAGTTTTATAGAGATCGTCATATACCTCATCAACCTGTTTTACTTTGTCGATTCGATCTCTTAAGGTATCAACAAATGTACTTATTACATTTCCTGCAGCCTGATCTGCTGTATCTAAATCTACAAAGTTTTCAATACCAGACTTAGCTAAATATTTTAACTTAACATCTTGCTGCTTTTTTTCTTTGGCAATACGTCGTAGAAATGCATACCAAGCAATCTGTGTAAAATATGCAAAAGCATTAGGTTTACCAGTTCTGGTAGCTGCTTCTAGATTATAATTACTAATAGCCTTTAAACAATTTTCAACTGCATCCATTACCATTTCTTCGCGATATGTATAGCGAATAAAATTGGATTTGTGAGACAAACCCTCAGAGATTCTTAAGAAGCACTGTGCAATATAATCTGGTACGATGGGAAGTTGTAGTTTGTTTTTCTTGGCTTCTTGGACTTTTTCTACGTATTCAACTACTGCCTGAGAAAAATCAGCATTATTAACATAATGAATACTTTTTCTTTTTGCCATTATATTTGTCCTTTCATAATGTAACTATTATACCGTTTTTGGCTTATAATGTAAACCTTTTAATTTTATTTTTAAATTAAAAAATAGGGGATTTACATTTCTGGTATTTTCCGGTATAATAAGCTAAGGTTACGCCGGGGAATGAATACTAGTGAAACGTTCCGCCTTTCGGTTTAAACTTAATCACATTTGCCGGTGAATCCGAATCTAACATTTGGTAATCATCGTCATATTCTTCTGTTACCAAATCGTCCATATAGCTTTCGAATTCTTCTTCACTCATTTCATCCATCTTTCCTGCTACTTTCTCTAACGGAAAAGATCTTTTTTTAGTTCTCTCGTCTAACTGTTTTCTAATTTCTTTTAAAGTTTTATGGTAATGTTTTAATACTTCCTTTGTAGGTGTTGCCTCTACAATAATATGACCAACATTTAATAACGAAACTTCGTTTGGATCATCTTGAAACATTATCCACGGCTTAAAAGAATAGAATCTTACACCTCGGGAAAAATCTTCAATATTAATTATACGAACAGCTCCCTTTATAATAACAGTACCTTCGTCATCATCCCAGTGGATAACCTCACATAAAATCTCATCGTCATTGGTAAGCTTAAATTGTTTAATATCTAGCTTTTCACTCATTTTAAAGGTACCTTATAGGATTTATGGTTAAATTTTTCTTTTTCGTATATTTTTAATCTTTCCGAAGAATGTATAAGTGAAAAGTTTTTTCTACTTTTCCAGCTAATGTCATCGCTGATATCATATAAAGTAGTTTCTCTACCATCATCACTTTTTCTTAGACCTCGGCCGATACTCTGTAATACCCTAATTTGTGATTTGCTTGGTGAAGCAAATATAATATTGTGCAGGTTCTTAATATTTACCCCGGTAGAAAAGGTACCTAATGAAGCCACAACGATTGCTTCTTTGCTTTTTTCCACAATTCCTCGTATTGCTTCTCTGTCGGCGGTATCCGTGCCACCAGATACAAAAAATATTTTACGATCTTCATCTGTCTTTTCCTCTATTAGTTGAAATAAAGGTTTCCCATGTTTTTCAACATAGTTGTATAATACTAATGTATTACCCTTTTGATCAAGTGCTAGATTTCGGATAAACTGATTCCGTTTTTCATTTGTTACAATGTACTCGATTTCGTCCTGATATGTTCTGTTACCAAACTCCTTACGTATCTCCTCTGCATATTCAAGTATGATTCGTTTAATTTGGAGTTTGGCGAGAGTATCACTATCCTGTAATTCTTTTGTTGTTGTGACCTTATAAGTTCTTCCGAAGAGACCTTGTAAGACCAGCTCATGTGTTTGAGTTCCATCTAAAGTTCCTGTCGTTCCAAACCTATATCCTGCCTCTGTACATTTATTCATAATATTCATTAATGATTTGGATTTAAATCCGTGACACTCATCACCGATTACCATACCAAATTGTTGAAACCAAGATTTAGGTAATTTATAAATTGATTGCCAAGTAGAAATAATAATAGGACAATTAGTATTTTTATCTTTTCCAGAATAAATTTTATGTGCTAATTGTTCAGGCATTCCATATTGTTTAAAATCTGTAGACATTTGTTCTACCAAAGAAGTTGTTGGTACGATAACCAATACCCTTTGTTTATTTGAACTACCAATATGTGCAAGATAATATGATAGTAAAATATAAATGATTAAAGATTTACCAGAACCGGTAGGCGATAATAAAATACCGCGTTTTCTTTCTAATCCTCTTAATACAGCATCTAATTGATACGGACGAACATCAAATGGTAATGACAACGACTGTATTAAGTTATCTATTTCGCTTGGATCTACATCTTCTTTTTGGTATGGATATCCATATTCATCAGATTTAAAATCTTCCATCTCGTACCCGCGCGATCGCGCGAACTGTACTAAATGGTGGTATAATCCAGCAGGCAATTCTCCGGTAGCTCGACTATATAATCGAATCTTACCATCCCATACTTTATTTTTATAAGCAGGCATAAATCTATATCCTGGTACAAAGAAACTAAAAAATTCATTTAATTCCTGGGCAATACCAGAATCACAATCTACATGTAGATTAGAGTGATCTAACTTCCTGACTCGAATTGTCTCCACTTAATCATGTTCCCTATAGTTTGATGTCTCCAATTAACATTACTGATAATTTCAGACAATGTATCTATTACTGTCTTATAGTATTGTATTTTGCCTTCTGAGTCTTGAATTTCAGGATCACTATCATAATAATAATCAAGCTCACCTTTAAGTATTTTAAGACCGTCAAATGGATCAGCTTCCCAACCAAGGGCCTCAACGGTTTCTTGATCCATCTTACCATTATAGTATAACCATTTCTTCTTAAGAAGTTTCTTTTGATCAAATTCAGCTCTTTTAAGCTGCAATTTATATGCAGTTAATACTTCTAGGTATTTGGCGTGAAGTAAAGGAGCTTGACGTGAAGATTCGTCAAGTTTATTAGAATCAATAATACAATCTTTTGCCCACATTTCGTGGATAGTTTTCAAGTCAATCATAATATATCCTTAGTAATTAGGATTCAGTAATAGTAGAACCTGCTATAGATCTATTTACCGTAATATTAGGTAAGCCATTTACATTAGTTGTATATGCTGCACCTGATAGTTCAAAATAAGAGAATCTAAAAGATGCACCAAACGAAATAAATGATTCGCCGGCGGCAGTAGATTCAAATTGTATATCTGTTAAAGCTGTAGGGATACAATCAATAAATTTAATTTGACGAGTAATATTATTATGGCTTGATAAAATAGTTAAAGTCATATCTGATACTGAAGGAGGGGTATTAGCCGTTGCTTCGTATGCAGTAACATTTCCTAAATCTAATATTCTTCTCATCCATGAATACATTTCGTCATACGATTTCATATCTTCGTCAAGAAGTATATTCGCTTGTAATTCGTTAAATGTTAATTTATCACCAATAAAGGGAATACCTGTTAATTTCTTATAAGGTACTTCTACAGAGTTCATAATCATTCCAGGATGAATAAAACTTTGAAGAAAGAATTCCAAGTTTGGATAGTTACGTCTGTCAACCGTAAGTTTAAAACTAGTGGGTTGAAGGTAATTAAAATTGTCTGTTAATTCTGCCATTTAAGTTCCTGTACTTCCCACCGGTTTACATCTATATTCTACAGTATCCCAATCACCATCTGAAGGCATTTCTGTATATACAGTTAACATAGTATCACATTCTTGTTTTGAATCAAACCACTGAACGTCTTGATTAATACAAGTAGAGCCTAAACAAACCGTTAATAATATATGCCAAATAATTTCCATGTTACTATTTATATATGATAGCATAAAAAAGAGGCGACCGAAGCCGCCTCTAGTTACATTATTATTTTATTATTGTATTCTTATGCGCCGAGGATATTGTCAACGCGGAAGATACGGTAGTACTGGTTAGTCTTAACAGCTGCAAGACCATCAGCAGGTGTTGCACCAACGAATGGGTTTGAAGCCATGCCGTAGCGTGTCTTAAATCCAATCTTTGGCTGGAATGT